GCCATACACGCCAGTTATCGGAGTTGCTTCTTGTTTTGATAATCACCATGCCGGGAGCAACACCCAACCCATGCCCCACTGTCTGGCTACTAGAGCCGTTGCCTGTGTAGGTTGCAATGCTAAACCCGCTGGTCGTATTCACAGACACAGTGCTAGTGATTGACCCTGCGGTGTTGCTAGACCCTGCTCCGTTGGCTTTCCAGTTCCATGCGACATAGGTTGCCGATGAAGTGTTAAGTTGAGCCAGCGCACCGACTGTAAATCCGTCAGACCCAAACGCAGTCAGGCCCGTTGTTTCGGTAGTCTCTGCGGTAGTCGTGTTGCTCTCTAACTGTTTCTGAACACCTCTGACCGCATCGTACAGCCCGTGGTCAGTCGCACCAGACCTTCCCTTAATCCACACCCAATCAGGCTGAAAGCCCACCCCTGTCCTAGCGTTGCTTGATCCTGTGCCTGGGTAAAGGATTGTGTTGAAGTATTCCCCACCCTTCTTAATAGTCGGATCAGGCAAGTTCTGTGTGCAGAGTGCTTTGAATCCAGAGGGTGCGGTGTAGGCGAAGGCTCTTTGACCCCAATTGACAGTAACAGTTGCTATAGAGTTGGCCTGAGAAACAGGAACCAATGTCCCGCCAGAGAATCCAGTTATTATTCCGGCTTCATTTGTGCCAGCCGCAGGGTCTCCACTACCAAGCCAACCACCAGAATCTCTAAACCAAACTTTCCCATTTGATGCATCTAAAGCCACGCCCATTACTTCATTAACGGAAAGCCTAGTTAAAAAACTACCTGTGGCTGTTCCATTAACATATTTACTTGAATCATAAAGCATTACCGAACCAGTAGTTCCAATGTTAGAACCACCAATGGTATTGTTTTGTAATGCAACGCCAGCGGTATAGTATTGGCCGTCTTGGTCAGCAGATAACTCCCAATAATACTTACCTGTATTCCCACCTAATACACCAATCGTTCCCTCGACATAAGTCGTGGTTGACCAACTGCTTCCCGGTTTGTATTGAAGATTTCCGTTGCTATATGTAATTGAGTTGGTTACATATTTAACAGGATTCAGCGTACAGTAATTCCCACGCACCTCACCACCTACACCTGTATCAGTACCAAATGGCGTAGGAACATCTACAAGATTGTCTGCTCCAACCCCTGTGGTGGTTAGGTTTAGGTTATTAGGTTGCCAGTTATTGCCGTTGCCTGATTGGTCATCAGTAGCATCAAAATAAAACGGCGAAAATAGTTGTGTAATTGCTCCCCCATTGTTTGTGATTGCAAAATTATTCGTACTATTATCAATAAACGTGCTAGATTGGCAAGTTAACAAAACAGTATTTGTAATTGCCGTTAAAGGTGCTGTGGACGGAGTAAAGTTAGCGGTGTAAACCGCAGTTCCTTTAACAACACGGACATTAGAAATATAGCCGGGGAAATAAGTTGCTGAAGTTTGATGGGCGTTTATTATTCTAAATTCCGCAGTTCCAGAATAATTTGTACTATCGGTTTGAGTGCTTCCAACCTGAGTTCCATTTAAGAAAAATCGTAAACTTGTTCCAGACCGAGAAACGGCCATGTGATACCATTGATTTGTGTTTAACGCTGACCCTAATGTAAATGTGTAAGCCGCACCGTTGCCGTAATACCAATAAATATTTGTACCATCGATTTGTAACATACCAAAAGCACTTGCGCCAACATTATATCGCCCAATAAGGTTTTGGTTGCTAAATGAGCCAGACGTTGTGCCAAACAACCACCATTCCAATGTAAAGTCACCCGTACCGTACTGCCATGCGGCGTTACTGGCTACGCTGAGATAGTCATTTGAACCATCAAAGAACCCAGAAAATGTTGTACCAGCACTCATGGGCAAATAAAAACCGTTAGTGCCGTATGTGCCTGTGTATTCCTTGGGTTGCCATACTCCTGTGGTGGCGTTGTATTCACCGAATGAGGATGGGTCTAGGGCTTGCCCGTCAATGAAGTTGATCTCGGTGAGGTAGCCGTTACTGTACGATGCGCTTGTAAAAGCGAACCGCATGATATTGTGAGCAGAATTGTTGTTCCACTCAAATTGCTCGCTAGGCGAGGCAGATATGTTTGTGCTGAATGCAGTTACTCTGACACCGTTCACATAAAACCGGAAACGGTCAGCGGCGGTTGCGTTGGTGCTGTCTGCCGTAAAGGTGAAGTTATACCAAGACCCAAAATCCCTGAATACCTGCGTTGTTATAAGTTCAAGAGTAGTGCCACGAATTCGTATGTATTCGTTCCCAGAAGGCCCAAAACTTACAACAAAGTTTCCTGATGTTCCGGCGCTGAAGATGATTGTGCTTGCATAACTAGATGCCAACTTCATCCAAACCGAAAATGTCCAAGTCCTTCTGTTACCAGCAGACGCAGGAGTTCTGTTCAGATACGCAGAGTTAGCAGAGTTAAACCGCAGACTGCGGGAGATTTGATATTGACTTGGGCCACCAGCACCCGTTACGGAAGAACCGCTAATCAAACTCATGCCAAGGCTCCGGTGTTTGCCACATACACATTCGTTCCATCAGGGCTAAAATATGAGAGCCAATATGTCCCAGTTGCCGAGATGGTCGCAAGAGTTGTAGATGCTACTTTGGTTGCCGCAGCCGCTGTGATGGCGTAGTTGCTTCCGTTGACCAGAATAATGTTCCCAGACTGCCCTGCCGTGATGTTGGTAAATGTCAACGCAAATCCTGCGGTCGGGGTGCAGAGGAAGTTGTTTGTGGCGTTCATATCGAACGAACCATCGTTATCCGTCGTGACCGTACCCCGCTGGGAGACCGAGAAGGTCTGAGCCACAGCCAATCCAGCCAGAGTCGTCGTTGTAGCGGGGATCGTTGCCGTTACATCTGAAGCAATACTCGCTGGAACAGTAAGCAGAACCTTGTTCGTGCCGTTGTCCGTGTCCTCAAACAACTCAATACCACCTGAGTTTGAAGTCGTTCCAGAGACTTGAACCCGTCCTGTCCCGTTGGGGGCCAGCGTGATGTTGCCGTTTGAGTTCGTGGAAGAAAGCGTATTATCGTCTAAGCGGAGGTTGTCTACATCGAGTTGCGTTACCCCAGAAACAACACCCACGTTTAATAATTTAACCCAACTTCCGCCGTGTGCAAAGTACATTGCCCCATCTGCGTGTGAGTGGGCGACTGCACCGTGATAAGTGCTGGCAGACGGAAATGCCGCTTGATTATCAAAATAAAACGGAATGACTGAACCTGCTTGCGGCGCAACAACAGCGCCCGCATCCGATATGGTCACTGATGAGTTTTGTACTAATTTGCCTGTTGTACCATTAAATCGTGTGATTGCTTCATCAGTTACGGTGCCAGCACCAACCATGCCAACAAAAACATAATCCGTTCCATTAAATGCAACAACCGCAGTCTGTCCGGGTAAAAGTGTTACACCAGTCTGCCCAGAAGCCTTAACTGTCAGCGTGTAGGTTGCATCAGCGTTAACAACTCGGTAAGCCCGGTTTGAACTAGGAGCCGTAATCGTTGAATTAGCCGCTAGAGAAGAAACAAACAGGGTTCCGTACTGAGCACTTGTCGCCGCAATATTGGTTGCTGAAGCGTCCCCTTCGGTTAGAGAAAGAGTCAGCGCACCGGCTGTGAAGTTTGCACTTGTTAGAGCGTTTCGCCCCGCAATCGCAATATCAACATATTGCGTTAAACCGTTATTTGTTACATCCCCCCAAACACCGGATTCTGTTCCTGTAACCGGGAGAGGAAGATCCAGAAGGGTTGTACGATTGATTGTCATTTAATACTCCTATGCCGCTACCGGCAACCAATTAGGGGTTTGTGAATCATTAATTGATACCCAGTTGGGATTTTGTATGGTCGGTGAAACCCCAACTAAAGTCAATTGACCTCTTGCTGGAGTAATTACTTTAGACTGCAAAACAGTCGGGGCAGAGCCAGCAAGACTTAATGTTCCTGTAGACGGGAATCTAGCCTGTCCACGCAATACTGTGGGTGCCACACCTGTACTCGTTACCGCCCCCACTGAAGGTGTAATCCGACCGTCTTGAACAACGACCGGTTCGTTTGCGGCTATTGTTACTGCACCAGCGTCTGGAACTGCATCTATGTTTCTAAATACTTCAGGTGAAAATCCAACAATGTTAAGACTGGCTTCTCCGGGGATAATTGAGTCATAAACTAAAGAAGGTGCTGAACCAACTAAATTTAAACTTCCAGCGTTTGGCGTAATAAAAACTAAGGAGACTACTACTGGTGCTTGTCCAGAAATAACAACAGGACAAACGCTAGGGGCGGCAACATTAGCCCCCCATTCACCACTACCCCAAGTGCCGGAACCCCAAGCCATTTTAGGTCAGCGTAAATACGCCAGTTGCAGCAGGCAAAATCGTCAAAGTATTAGGCGAAGTTACCGTAAACTGCGAAGACGAGAGTTGGCAGAAGCACAGAAGTTTTCCTGCTGAGTTATAAATCACAGCGTACTTAATGTTAGTCAGCGAAGCACCGGAAGCCGTAAAGGTCAGACCCACTGTCGAGTAGGTGAACTTCATCTGCTTTGCCGATGCACCAGTCGTCCATTGACCCGTAGCAGGAACCAATGCTTTTCCGCCTGAGACGTATCCGCCAGTAGCAGAGATCTCGTTGGTCAAAGAAGCAAAGGTGCTAATGGTGAAGGTAGACGCATTACTGGCACTACGGAATAGCGCCATCTTGAAGTTATTAACACCGAGTTGGATGGTGCCGTTACCAATGTAACGTTTCCCATCATTGTAAAGTTGCCATGCTGAAGCAGCCATTTTAAATCTCCTCTAAAGCGGCACGTTGAGCGCCTGATTCCAAAATTTGACGGAGCAACCCGCCGTAGATTTCCAACTCCATTACATCACCCATACAACCAACTAACTCGATAAACTCACGGGCCTGAGAAACCATCCACGGGTTACATTTGAACTCTTTGCCGCCTACCCGCACGGGCATGACCAATTGATCGTCATTTTCCGACTGCTCATAAGCGTGATGCGCCCCATCTTCTAGACACGAATCGCACCCAAAAACATGGAAACGTTTGAATCCCAACATTCTAAACAAAGGTATGGCCCGTAACAAGACTGTCGAGCCACCGGGGACTGGGTAACATTTTGGGTAAACCTCTTTTAGCGCTTCCTGAATTTCTTCAGCGCTGGTATGCCAAATGTAGGTCTGATCCCGAACCTTTGACAAAGCATCAAATACCGACGGGTCACATTGCGACGCAATAAAGTATTTGCAGTCTGGGATGGTGTTTTCAACAAATCGAACGTTAAAAGGACGGGCATCCACCATGATATAAGCCGATGGTTTAATGTCGTGATCCAAACAGTATTGGTAGGCGTTATTCATGCAAACAAGTTTTACGCCCTGCTCCCTGAGTTTGCGGATCTGCGGGATCTGGGACTTTACTGACGGCCCACCGCCAACCAGCATCACCTCTATGTTATTGGTCGGGTATGGCTGAACCTGCTGGAACCCAAGTCGAGTGTTGTGCCTGACATTTGCCAAGACCGTATCCAGTCCAGCATTTAACTCACCCTTCATCTCAAACTCTTCGGCTGCAACCCAAACCTCATCCTTCGGGATGATCGGGGCTATCACAACCTTTGGTGGATCAGAGTGAAAAGAAGTGAACATTAGGAGATCCTTATAAGTGCGCTATTAAATGTAGCGGGTGGAAATTCAATTTGGAATGTCGTCACAGAAGTCTTGTCTGATCCAAAGTCCAACACGCAAATCGCCCCGTTAGCACCGGCTTTGTAAATTAGCGCACCACGGGCTGTAAACGCTCCAGACCAAGATGTATTGGCAAAGGTCACAAAAGCCACGTTGTTCGATATTGATACCGTCGGAGATAGCGTATTGCCACCAGCCGTATATCCAGAAGCCACTACCTCGCCGGTTGTTGTATATTCAGTTGTGTCCTCGTTTAAAGTAGCCGAGTTTGTATAAAGCGCAATCTCGATTGTGTCTGTTGCAAAGTCAAAATCAGCATTGAGCAGGCCTGACTTAAATACATCGCAAGTAAAGTTTCCTTGGAAGGCCATTTACCGAACTCCAGTATTTTGAGGAAGATTCGGCATCCGATATTGACCAGACCTGTAGGCATCGCTGCGCTCCATACCATCACCAAGCCGTTTAGCCAGTAGAAGGGCTTCGTTGTACCTGTCGGTGTAGTTTTTAATTACATCGGCATCCGACTTCATAAAAGCCGCCGCTTCTAGTAAAGAGCCATAAAGAAGTACGGAGTCAAAATTATCACCAAGCCAACTTGTTCCAGCAGTGACGATGGACTCTGGGTAATAGTAGTAATGCAACTCCATCGTATATGCTGCATCTGGAGTAGGTCCCAAAATGAATGTGTTTTCGTCAAATAATGCGTAATAAGCCGGTGCGCCAGAATCTGATGCGCTCGGATACGCAGCCCTAATAAAGTTAACGTCCTTGTTCAACAGGTACTCGTAGTCCGTTGTAACCGGGTCAATTACAGCCAATGAGTAGGTCGCCAAGAAGTCAACGGGGGTTGCCAAATACTTATTGCCGGAAGTTGTTGTTCCTGTCACGTTCTTACGGATAACCGGAAACTGAACGCTGTTGTAGATCCTCTGTTCAGCCTCTTGCACAAACCGAGCAATCTGTTCGGCAGACGTAAGCCCGCCCGATCCCACCGCTTGTGGAAAATCGTTCTCAGAGTACGACTTAATTGCGGCGGTTAACTGCGTATAGTTCATCCCATTTTTCCGCTGATCTTGCGACCTTTGGTTGCGGCACCGTAACCACGCATCTCACCAACCCCATAAGGATTAATAGGAGCGTAGTTGCCTTTACTAATCACGCCGATAGACATATTAATTTCGTCTACGATCTGTGCCCCAGTTTTTTGTTTCATGTAAGTCTGAACTTCAGTGCTTTTGCCTTCCATCGTATGCGGAGGAGCATAAACCTCAGCAGGGCCGATTTCTTTGCCCTTAACTTTCATGGTGTACTTAGCCATTATCGACCCCTTCCGCTTGAACGCTGGTTAATAACTTTAGCCATATTGCGTCCGTATTTTTTCATATCGAGGTTAGTTTTACCGCCCTTGGCAAACTTCTTGCCTTTGGGGTGCATTTTCTTTTCGTGCTTTTTAACTTCTTTTTTAGCAACGTCTTTCATAGTGTGTGAGGTCATTTCAAACTCCTAAGTAGTTACAACAGTTACAGTGCCAAGTGTTATGCCTAAAACCAAATTATTCGGTGTTAGTCCGGCATCGTCTGCCCTAGCACCTCCAACGGGAGCATATCCCCATTGAATAATTCTACTTCCTCCAGATGGATCTCCGCTACCCAGTGGCCCACTTCCAGACTCAGTCTGCAAACCTGTAAATCCCGCCTGCCTATATGTTGTATCTGGCCTTGGGTTTCTTAGCGCTTGCGGATCATCGACCGGATACATACCTAACTGCAACTGCGGCTGATCTGGCTCCCAACAAGTGGGGCAAACCAACAAATTTACATTTTTCGTTTTAATAACAATCGACTGCAACTGTTTTAACTTGTACTGAAATCCGCACCGGTCGCAAGATGCAATAGCATATTTGCCGGAAGCAAAATTATTGGGCATTACATCCCCCCACCACCAATAAACATCTGCCGAGGCGCAAGCCGCAACGAAGCCTTTTCACGATCCTCGCTCGACGCCAAGGCCCACTGCTCTTCATAAGACATCTTCAGCATCTCAAGCCGGGGCAGTGCATCAGGGATCTTCATAGCCAAGTAATAGGCCAAACCAGCCACCAGACAGGGCAGCATACGGAATGGGATGTCTTGGGTTGTCGTACCATTTCCAGCGTCTTGGATCCTCTTTAGGCGCCAATAAACGAAGGTATAAAAGTTACTTTGGTCGGGCGCAGGCCAGACGTTGATATTGGGTGCGTTCACCCCCGTAGGAGTCGTAGCACCAGACTGTCTGTTGACCCAGACTTGGATCGGGCGCCCCTGAGCGTTCTTATTAGGGATCGTGGCGTAGGTAGAGACACTAATACGGCTGATGTTGATGTCGGTCTGCTCCACCCCAGTCTGCGTGCGGATCACCATATCCAGCAAGTCAATCGTATCTACAGGCAGGTCATAGACAATCTGGCCCTGCACCATTGAAATTGAACCCTCCTCAATAGTCCAAAGATTAATGCCCCTGTTTGCCCACTCGATAGTCAAGAGGTTCAAAGACCGACGGGCCGTCCGGAAGTCATAGCCAGTACGCAACTCAGCACCAGCCCGCTCAAAGGCTTCCTCAATAATGTTATTGAGGTCTAAGTTAAACGACTGGGTACCGGAAGTGGTCACTTCTTGAAGCCTTTCAGGGTTTGAGCAAAACGTGCTCGTTGACCAAGTTTTCCGGGCTTCTTAGCCGCAGCCGCGAGTTTCTTAGCGGGAATCGGCTCACCCTTCTTGGCTCCAAGCGCTTTACGCAAAGCACCGGGTTTTTTGATGGCTTCTTTTATGAAACCGCCTTTTTTCATGCCGCGAGTTTCGCGCTGTAGTTCTGAAGCATACTCACGAGCTTTTTTGTACGTCTCGGGGCTTGAGTCATCTTTTTCACTAAACACCGTAACCAAGTCATCTTTTTTAATGCGCG